ATTACCCTATTCTAGCAATTGCGATGGCTAACAATAATTTGGAGTCAAAGCTAGGCTTGTCCGTTTACGACATTGATTAAGATTCAAACGGAAATTGTTGCGTAGGTAGGGGGACGACCTTTTGTCACAAAAAGATAGAAACAAAATACTCAATCGCGAAGAACGTGGAGTAGTATTAATATGTGGAGTATCCTTACGCTGATCGATAGATTTAGTAAAGACCCCAGGAACACATAGGAATTCATTCTGCTAACGTCGCCCATTTCGACTAACTACTACCTTCAAACGAGGTGATCGTTGAGAAGCCGGGAACTTTATACTATAGACTTAGTTAAAGTTGTGCTTAATCTCAAATACGCGGTTACCGTACAATGCAAGACTTGAAAAAAAACAATGTTGAGTGTTATAAGTTTGAGAGTGCGTGGGTTACGTTGTAATAGAATTTAGACGATATCAAGAAATTTTCCAACTTGAATTAGTTATATGTGTTTTATGGCTCTAAGAGGTAACTTAAAGATTTGCAACGAGACAGGCAGTTGGCTGTGAGGACCATACCTTACGCTTACGTCAAAGACAGTGCTGTTAATGACAGAACTCGCCTAATGAGTTGCTCTCCGGTAAAAGTTATCCAATCTTCTTTCACTCGAAATAATGCTAGAGTTGAGGGTGCCATCCGAATCATACAAAAAACTACTCTTATCGTCAATTCGTGTCGACAACTTAGGTTAGCGATGTGCGGTTTCATGAAGGTGTTTCCAAATGAAGCGGACCCAGCAGAGGTTTAAGCCTGCAATGGGTTCTATCTCAGGGACATTGGAGTGAAATAGGTTTCTCGATTCACTTTGAGCTTGAGGCAAGCGGGTAGGGAGGTGACGGCTAAGACCGGGACTCCCAGGAACCCTTTCCGGAACAAGACTACATTGATGGAGTTTTTAAATGCGACAGTGTACTCACAATGCACCTGTCTGGATCCGTAGACAAATCCAATTTCTCACTTAGTTATGGAAAATGATTATCATTAATTCTATTACTGTAATTGCCCTGTTAACGCTGTAACGTCCATGTGGAATAGGACTTTAGCTCCCACCAAAAGACCGTGTCCCGATCTAATGGAGGATTTTGTTGAGTTCGTCCGCATTGAGATGGAGAGATGCGATGTAATAGCTAGGCATTACGATTACGATAGTTACACTCCTTTGGAATATATAGCAACCATAGAAGACCCAACACGCAAGAAGAAATATCTTGCCGGTTATCTTAGGTTCATTTCCCTTACGAAGGAGCAGAGACTAAAGTTTAGTAAAGAAAAGAAAATTAATCTCATTCCCAAGTCTAAAGAGAAGTTTGTCGTGCATCCGGGGATGCAATCTTGTGAAGTGAAGAACAGGCCGCGCCCTGTTACTTCGCCCCCTGTCATGGGGGCCGCTGTGTGCTGCTCGTACAATAAGTCTGCCCTTTAGATACTTAAATTGTATTTGAAGGACATGTTTCCATACATGCTTAATGCTGAACAAACAGAGGAATTTCTCACAAAAGCCTTGTAAATCACTGCGGATCAATTGATCACTTGCGGAGATGGTTCAGGGTTTGACGCAAACCAATCTAATGAGTTGATGACAGCGGTTGACGATCATTTGCACAGAATAGTTTTACCACAATATTTTGCTAGAGTCGCCAAGAGGTACGTTGCCGAATTCCGAGCCGCTAAGGTTCAGGGATTTGAATCTGACCACGACTTGACGATGCATATTTACGATTGTTTAAGTGACCTAATAATGAATAGGATGGTAGACATAACCTACGCTGCCACAAAGAACATGAATACCACGAGGCCTTTCTTTAAAGTTAGGATGCATGGATCAGTTTCTAGTGGCGTAGCAGTGATGACCACCCTAGGAAATACCTTGCGTATGTGTATGATGAATATGTATATCATGGCCCGTTATAATCTGAACATTAGGTTTTGCGTGATGGGTGACGACATAATCTACGCTGGCAAGGCTGCGGAATTTAAACTATTGAAAATGTATCACGACAAATTTTTCTGGCATAATGATGTTAAAAACTTAGATTCTGATGTACACGGATTCGGCGTAAAAATGAGTCCATTCCACGAGCCAAGTACCGTGTCTTCCTTTTTATCCAGACTGGTGAAAATTGATGGCGACAGGATTGTCTGGGGCAGGGCTCCAGACAAACTGTATTTCAATACGAAGTACCAGAGTAATTCCAACGACCCTCATGAAGATAGGGCTATGTTTATGATGATCTAGAAAGAACACTAGAAGTCTTACGATGTGGGACTTCACGTGTTTGAGATAGGTCAGCTTACATCCCTTCAACAAGGTTATAGGAAGATACTGTTGGGTAAAAAGAAGATGACTACGGCTAACGAGAAAATACTGCGAAAATAATCCTACAAATTTTAAGCTCTGAGTAGGGAAGGAGAGGGGCACAATTCGATAAACATACGTGATATCGATAAATGGTGCGACTAGAATGACGTGAATCCTCGCGTCATGAGACATCAGATCGCTAGAGTTATTGCCTTGAATGAGCAAGTCTAGTAGTATGATTACTCTCTCTATCCCAATGTCTCTGAGAGATTTAATGGATATACTAAGTACTCGAAGGTTTGGTACAGGTTTAGGTGGACTTATAGATATGTAGGTAAGGCGTTGGTGATGGGAATGCTAGGATGTATGGCAATTGGCGCCCTCAGTTCGGGGCAGCTATGGTATATGTCAGTAGTAGCTACGTTGCTATATCTTTTCAAAAGACGAATGGTTCCTCCTCCATGGAAGGTGAAGTGGTTTGCCTTCATGGTTAATGGTTTCTTTGGCGTTGCTCCGCATCGCAAGAAATAGTCGAAGAGGTCTCACCACTGAGCAACATGACTTTTTCTTTTATCAAACAGGGATAGAAACCCCTGCAATCCAGTTCTTCTTAAGCGATAGGTGACTACTCAAAGTCTA